AACATCACGATAGGAAAATCATGTCTGCAATCTCAAACTACCTAGAGAACGCATTAATTAACGCTACTCTACGCAATACTACTTATACATCACCATCTACAGTTTATGCTGGTCTATTTACTTCTGATCCAACAGATGCAGGATCAGGCACAGAGGTAAGCGGTGGATCTTATGCTCGTAAGGCCATTACCTTTGCTGCTCCTTCTAACGGAGTAACTACTAACTCTGCTGCTGCTTGTGAGTTCGACCAAGCTACAGGCTCATGGGGAACAATTACTCACTTTGGTATCTTTGATGCCTTAACAAGTGGAAATCTTTTGTATCATGGTGCGCTAACTACATCTAAGACTATTGCAAGCGGAGATGTATTTAAGTTTTCTACATCTAGCGTATCAGTTACTTTAGCTTAAGGTAAGCCATGTCTACTCTTGTAACTCGTGCTGGTAAAGGATCGCCTCTTACCCATAACGAGGTAGATGCTAACTTTACCAATTTAAACACAGATAAAATTCAGTCTGGGAATACTGTTGCTGCGCTAACTATTACTGCGCTAACTACGCCATCTGTACAAGCTGTAAACTCTGCTGGACTAGCACTTAAAAACTCTGCTGGCACTACCCAAATGAGCATGGGCGCTGGTGGTGGTGATAACTTAACTATTAATGTATCTAGCAATCTAAACGGCACAAACGCACAGATTGACATTAGCCCTACTGGTACTGGTCATGTACACATAAATCCTAGTGGCTCTGGATCTATTGAAATGAATCCTACAAGTGTAGGAACAATTGATAATATGACAATTGGTGCTACTACAGCTAAAAATGGTAGCTTTGTAAATTTAAGTGTTACAGGCACTACTAGCTTTGATGGTTCACAAGGAACGGCTGGTCAAGTATTAACTTCTGCTGGCACAGGAAATACACCAACTTGGACAACAATAGATGCTTTACCTTCTCAGACAGGAAACTCAGGAAAGTATCTAACCACTAATGGTAGTGCTGCATCTTGGGGTACAGTTTCTAGTGGTGCAATAATTCAATTAGTCCAAGCTACATATTCAACTCAAACAAGTAACTCTACAACCACTTATGCTGATAGTGGTTTGACAGGAACAATTACACCAACATCGGCATCAAGTAAGGTATTAATTACTATAGCTGGATTAGGGTATAAAGGAAATGCAAACGTCAGTAATTCAATAAGTCTTAAAGTTCAAAAAAATGGTTCTGATTTAATAACATTTACAGATTTATTACTTTATACAGCAACAGCAACCGAAAATTCAGGAATGTTTGTTTTTAATTATTTAGACAGTCCTGCAACAACTTCCGCAACAACTTACAAACTACAGTTTAAAAACTCATTTGTAAATGCTTCCAATGCAACAGTTCAATTTAATAATATGCCATCAACAATTACTTTAACGGAGATTGCTGGATGAGTTTAACTATTCAACAAGTAGATGCACTTTATAAACTCTATCCTCAAGTTACTGTTATTCGTGGTGATGTTGCTTATGATGCAGAAGGAAATGAAGTAACTTATGACTTAAGTGCAGTAGTTACAAAAACACAGCAAGACACCTGTAAACAACAGGCTTCTGATTTGTTGTATGCAACTGATTGGACAACCATTCCTGATATTACAAATACTGCAAATAATCCCTATCTAATTAATCAGGCGGAGTTTATTGCTTATAGAAATATAGTAAGAGGATTGGCAGTAAATCCAGTAGCTAACCCTGATTTTCCAGTAACGCCTAATCCAATTTGGAGTTAATGTGGCTTACGCAGATCAATATGTCCTATATGACTATTGGGTAACTGGTTACGCAGAAGGGGATGTAACAGCTACAGAAGGCGATGGATCTGTTAATGGCATAGGTACAGTTAATGGAACTCCTATTGCAATCTTATCTGGTATTGGCTCAATAAACGGAGTTGGCACTACATCTGCATTAGGAATTAGAGTACAAAATGGTTCAATTTCAATTAATGGAATTGGCACAGTAAGTGCTATAGCTATTCGGATACAAAATGCTGCTGGCGATGTTATTGGTGTTGGAACAATTACAGGGTTAGGCGGTATTCTTGCTAGTGCCAATGGATCTATTATTGGCATCGGTACAGTTACGGCTAATGGCGGTTTAGTGGTTTCTGCAAATTCCTCAATTACAGGCATAGCATCTATAATTGCTGTTGGATACCGAATTGGAGAGGAATGGAGTAATTCTTCTACAGACTCTAATACATGGACAGATGCAAGCGTTACAAGCGACACTTGGACAGACAAAACAACAGGAAGTAATACATGGCTACCTCAATAGTGGAATTTGGCGAATGGCTACCAGACCAAGCTGGAATAACTGGCTCTATACAGGATGCCTATAATGTTGTTCCCCAGGCAGTAGGTTATGGCCCATTCCCAGATACAGTAGATCTTTCAGCAGCAGCCGATACAAGTCTTAATAATGTATTTGTTACTAAGTATGGTGGAACTACTACCATGTTTGCTGGTAGCTTTACTAAACTTTATAAATACAATTCCACTACATTAGCATTAGCCAATGTATCTAAATCAGGAAATTACACAGGCACAAATCGCTGGATGTTTACCCAGTTTGGGCCATCTTTGATTGCTGCTAATGGCGTAGGAAAACTGCAAGTATGGAATTTAGGCAGCTCATCATTATTTGCAGACCTAGCTGCTGCTGCTCCTACTGCTAAGTTTGTAACTACAGTAAGAGATTTTGTAGTAGCCGCTAATGTGGCTGGATCTGAAAACAAAGTTTATTGGTCTGATATTAACGATGAAACAGATTGGACTGCTAGTGCTACTAGTCAGTCAGATGACCAGGTAATCCCTGATGGTGGAGATATTCGTGGAATTACTGGTGGTGAGTATGGCCTAGTATTGTTAGAAAGAGCTATCTCTAGGATGACTTATGTAGGCGCACCATTATTCTTCCAGTTTGATACTATTGCTAAAAACATTGGCTGCTATGAGTCGAATTCTGTAGCCCAGTTTGGAAATCTAACATTCTTCCTATCAGACGATGGATTCTATGTATGTGATGGGCAAACAGTAACTCCTATTGGAGCAGAGAAGATAGATCGTTTCTTCTTTACTTATGTGGATCAGTCTAAATTAAGCGAGATGAGTGCCACAATTGATGTGATCCGTAAATTAGTGATTTGGCAATTTACAGACATCTTTGCCCAAAAGCGTTTGATGATCTACAATTTTCAAACTAAGAAATGGTCTGAGGCAGCAACAGATACTAGCTATTTAGGTAGTGCAGCACAGGCTGGCGTAACCTTAGAGGGGTTAGATACATTTGGCACAATGGATAGCATCGAAACCTCTTTTGATAGCCGTTTATGGGCAGGCGGTAAGTTTGTTCTTGCTGGCGTAAAAGATACTAAAATTGTTACTTTTACTGGCTCTAATAAGTCTGGTTACATTACTACAGGCGATCTGGGTAATGGCAATCAATCAATTATTATGTTAGCCAAACCAAAGGTAGATAATGGCTCTGCAAGCGTTTCTGTGGCATCTAGAGCATTGTTAAGTGATGTTCCTAGCTTTGGTACTGCCGTAGCAGCAGACACAGAGAATAGGGCATCTCTGCGCTCTGGTGGCAAATATCACAGAGTAAGGGTTTCCCCTAGTGGAGCTAACTGGAAAACGGCTGCTGGTGTAGAAATTGATTTAGTGCAACAGGGCGGTAGATAATGTTCCGTAGACTTCCTCCTGCTGGTGGCGATCAACGAGCTGTAGCCGAGATCGTCAATGGGATGATGGATGGTAAGACCAACAATATTGGGTCTATTACATTAGCCACAGGCGGTGCAACATCTACAACTCTGAGCGATCCTAGAATAAGCAGAGATTCTGTGATTATCTTAGTGCCTAAAACTGCTGATGCTTTTTCTACTACAGTTTATGCAAGCGCACAAAGTAATGGCAGCGCAACAATTACCCATGCAGCCAATATAGTTGCTGGTAAAACCTATGGATATGTAATAGTTGGATAATTAGCACTTTTCTACCAATTGTAGGTAAAATTATGCTATGCAAAAAATCTATGTAAAACCAGAGGATTTAAGGCTGTACTGGGATTATGTTAGAGGCGGTTTATTAAAGATTTTAAGTAAGACTCCTGAGGGTTGGATTCCTGAGGATGTATATGTAGAATGTTTCAATAATAAGGCTCTTTTATGGGCTTTCTCGCAGGACAACCGATTAGTAGGCTTTTCGGTTCTGCAACCCCAAGGCGATAATCTACATATATGGTGTTCTTATTTTGAGCATAACCTTGATCCTTGTTGGCAAGCTCTATTAGAGATCGCCAAGGCTGGTGGAGCAAGTACAGTAACTTTTGACTCTCATCGTAAAGGGTGGGATGTAGTAGCAAGAAAATATGGGTTTAGGCCTAGAAAATGGATA